TGCATCTGTGGAACAACCGTTTGCTTTAACGTAGATATCATTGTATCTTACCTTCATTTTTCTCATTCTCTTTAACCAGGATCTTATTGAGGAGGTAGAGTTGGAGAAATATAGCTAATACGGTATACATTACAGAAAAGTTCGCACCATGTTCTCTGTATTGATAAATAAGCCAAAGGCAGTTGGCAAATAACGCCAGTCGAATACCATTTCTCGACTTTTCATCCATCTCATCGGATCTCATATAGTCTCGGTACATCTGTATGAAGCCGATACCAAATGCAATTCCCGCGAGCATTTCATTCGATTTCATTTTTAATCTATGTCAATATTATAAAAATGGACGTGATCTTGGAAAAGTTTTCCGGTAAAATTGATGCCAAGGGTGTCATCACTATGGTTGAAGACATCAAGCGAGAGTACTTGGGGGACGGTCTCCAGAAGGAAGACATCCCACCAATTGTGGCGAAGTTGATGATGACTGCGGCGAAGTTTGACAAGTTGGAGGGGCCACAAAAGAAGAAGTTGGTTGTCACCATCCTCAACCACCTCATCGGTGAGATTGACGGCGACGCCGAACACGACAGTGAGTTTGAAATTGTTCTTAAGTCTATGGTTCCAGCCATGGTTGATGGCTTCGCCAATATGGTCAAGGCGAAGCAGGCCATTGGCAATCTTTTCACTTGCTGTATGAAGGCATAAGGATTAGAGGACATAGTATGTTAGAATGAAATTTCCACCACTGGAAGTTATCATCCAATACGGGCTATATACAGTGAAGGAGCTCGAAAGATTTTCAAAGGGCCTCGTGCCGAAGAAAAAGAACGTCATCATTCTTAACGAGTGCGCGGAGTGTGCGTTCGTCTATCCGGGTCCGACCTGTAATAATTGTTGTTCATAATGGGGTATTACATAGTTGAGAGTTATATGTCAAAGAGGGATATAAAAACCCAAAGTAATTGTATATGCTGTGCGGAGAGGCGTCTCATTAAGACATTGTTTAGGGAGTGCCTCAAGCGGGGGAATAAACCGCACCAGTTTCAGAGTTGGGTACATAGGAAATATGGGGAACTTGTGGTTGAACGTAAGACCTGCTACGGTCACGGCAACTCACTTCCATGTGTCCTATGTAGGAAGGCTATTGAGAAGATTGGTCTAAAGTGGGTGGCCCACGATGGGGATGATTGGGTCCATAGTAAAAAATCGGAATATCTACCACCATCAATACCAACGAATAAACAAAGTAGACAGTTAGGATTTAGGCGTGATAATAAGCCCAAGTGCTGACTCCAAATTGTTATGATTTCTCTTGAGGGGTTTGTTCCTCTTTAGTTTTAGAGCGTTGTTAGATGTTGTCGCATTCTTTATTTCATCCATCTTTTTTGTGTTTGAAATAATGGGTATCACATTGTTAATGACTGGGGTCGTCTCTACAGGCTTTGCCTCTGTGACATCCCTCGTGAGGTTCTCTCGGAAGGCTTCAATGGTGAGATCTCCACCAAACTCTTTTAAGGTAAAACGATTGGGGGCACACTTCACGGATCCAATTTGGTTATACATCTTCTTTCGCATAACGATGATGTTTCCACACACAATGCTCCCCCTGTTCACACCATATTTATCTATCGCATGGGATTTCATACAACTCCATGAACAATAATTGCCAGCTGTATAAAACTTGTTTCTAAGTTCATCGTGTTTGTAGGGCATACTTAAAGGTGTCCCCTCAAAGGAGTGACAGCACCACCAACACCACATACTCTAATTTTTTACCTCCTCTTTAAGCTTAACATTATAACTAACATACAAAGGCAACATGAAGATACAGAACCCACACCACCATATGTGAGAAACCTCACATTCTTGTTTTTCCAAATGAATCTTTTGGGGAAGCATGTAATCGGGAGTTTGTTTAGAGGGGGTTTATCAAATGGTGGACATCTTTCTTCTTTCCAGAAGTCTGGGTCGCTAGGTTCGTCCCACCAATCTGGGAGGGTACCAAAATTTGGACCGTTACATTCAATCACGATATCATTATTTGACATGGATTGAATATTCAAATCTTTGTCACAAATCTTGTATGATGGTTGACAGTCAGATTTCACATTTGCTGGAACATAACCCATATCTGGATTACACGCACGAGGTCGACAATGAGCATTTTCTTTGAGGGCTTTGTAGCCATCTGAATATGGACATGGTCCATGCTTGGATGAATCACATTCAATCATTTTACCTGGATTTTCTGGGTCTGGTATTTCTGGTTCTTTACCAAACGCTCCCCGGTTATCTTCTAAAACTTTATAGTAATCACAACCAGCTGCGGTGTTATTCGTCAAGCAGACTTTGTTTTTTAAGTTTGAACAAGAACACCAGTTGTTTTTTTGTCCCTCAGAGGTTTTGCAATAAGCTTCGGCCAACTCGGTATACATGGCATCACCAATTTCAGATTTGCTACAAGCTGACTCGTTAACGATACGAGCATCTTTACTACAGAATTCCTTAATGAGTCTATTCCACACCGAAGTCTGTTCGTTTGTGGTCGCCCCACGCTTGAGTGCCTTCAATTCATTGGCATCCTTATTACTGTAAAAGCATCTATATTTCTTACCACCAGACTTTTCAAACTTCTTTCCAGCTCCTGGACAATCATCAAGGTCAACGGGTGCGAAAGTATCTGGTAGAGATGTCGCAATCGTAACAAATTTTAAAGATGAAACTCTATCATCTGGAATCACTTTTAGATCAGTATTACTTGTTCCACGAAGTACTTCTGATGCGCCTTCATAACCACGATTTTCATACGCAGTTACAGTGACGTTTTCACATCCACTCACTCTGTATGATGTCGCCTGATCCTCAAAGACTGGGATTGGGTCGGCACTTGAGGTTAGGGTGGTCTCTGGGCTACCAGCATCACGTGCCCAGTCTTTGCGCAACACAACTCTACACGACATGGCGCTTCTTATCTTTACCCGAGAAAATATATGGGTTATCTACGTCGGAACCTTGTGGGACCGCCACCTCCACCTCCCCCTGAAGTCGCCAGTACTATAATTATTAATAGACAACAACACATCATGAATAGGGAACCCACACCACCAACACCTAATTGCTTTTTAGAGTCGGTTCTGAGTTCATCAAGGGATCGGGGGATGTAGTCATTGATGCCTCCACCTCCGCCTCCACCTCCACCTCCGCCTCCACCTCCGCCTCCACCTCCACCTCCACCTCCACCTCCACCTCCACCGCTCCCATCTCCAGCAGATGGTTGCGTACCTTGAGTAGCCGACAAATCACATTTTGCTTCAATCGAGGATTCTGAAATATTGTCTAGATCAAATGACTGAGCACAGATTTGGACTGGAGCATCACACCCAATATCATATCCACTGGGTAGATACATTTTTTCACCAGTAGAACAAACTCCAAAACACGTTTCTTTGCCAGCCCACACGTGTCTAAAGCCCTCTGGTGTCGCTTCAACCAGTTTATCGTACTTTTGTTTCTTTGTCGCACACCCCGCGGCGGTTGAGTCTGTATCACATACACCGGCTTTCACGTTATAGCATGAACAAAACGATTTTGATTTACCAGCACCTTTACAATAGGCTACGGCTGTGTCATCGTAAAGACCCCCCAAGTTTTCTTTTGTACAAGCGCCATCTTCCACCATACGGTTACCAGCGGAACAATACTCTTTAGCAATTTGAGAACCCACGTTTCTCGAAGCACATGTCTCACCACCACCCACCCTTTGTGTAAAATTTCCACTTATGGCACAAAATCTATTTGTGAGGTCTGTGTACATAGCGCTTAGTTCTCCATCACTACCAATTGAGTTTTTCAAGGTTTCTAAGCCACTACCATCATTCCTTTTATAACGACATTTAACACCCGTACCAGATGTAAAGTATCCCTCGCCACCTGGACATGGACGAACGCCCCCATGCCCGACCGATGGATTCTGACCGACCCATACGTCATCCCTGTTTGCATTCGCAGGATTTCTGCGATCCTTCACTTCTGGCCACAATCTACATCCACCACAATATCCATCGTTAGGTGCGGATGGCGTATAACGATGATTCACACGATTATACGCCAACCAATTCGCGTCTTCACTCGGAACATTTGTGAACACGATCGAATCCCATTCATCCCCCCAGTTATTATCATTAAATTTTCGTCTCCATCCCAGATTTGAATTATACCCCCTCAAGTACATACATTGTTGACCAAGATCATGATATTGGTCGTGACGACACGCCGTGACCACCGTGTCGTTACACCCGTTCACTTGGAATGACGATACACCGTTATTAAGAATGCCCCCCGGGCGAGCATCGTGAAGTTTATTTATAGTGCTAGTGACCCTCCCATGTTTACCACCTTTGTTGTGATGTTCATATATATCAACTGAACAACTCATAGTGGATCTTACCTTTACCCGAGAAAATATATAGGTTCCTGGGGAGAGTTAAGTTACAAGGTCTTCAAAAATTCAAGGAGTTGGGACTTCTTCTTTTCGTTCGCCAAGGTCAACGCCTTCTTTTGCTTTTCCTCGTCGTCGGTTTGCTTCTTCACCATACCGTACACAATGAATGGATTTGGTTCTTCAGAGTTCTCGACATAGAGAATGGCTTCGGACTTTTGCCCCTCCAACTTTTCCCGCTTGGCACGCATGATGTTCCAACCCACGACAACGAGGATGGCCAACACAAGAACCACCTGGTTGAGTGACATCTTCCTGATGTTGAGTTTCATTTACAATACTGGGACATTTTTTTTCTCAGCCCACATTAATATAACATCATGGGAGGAGGTGGTTCCCAGACGATCAACCAGACCTTCAACCTGTCTGCCGTTAACGAAAGTGTATTTGAAAAGATTACAACAAACAAGTCCGAATCTCTGGCTTCCCAGGCAAACATCCAAAACTTGGAAGTTGTTATGAGAAATGTTAGAGGTTGCTCGGCGAAATTTGGACAAAAGATTGATGCGACAACACAATCGTCTGCCCAACTTACCCAAACACAAACCGATGAAATCAAGAATGCACTTACCACTGATATGAAGGCTTCAGCTGCCGCGGCCGTTGAGAAGGCTACAGAAATGGGTAACATGCAATTCGGTGACAAACAAAATGTCAATCAAGATGTGACTATGGCTATAGAAAATATCATAAAAAATAAGATTACGACCGAAAACTTAAACAAAGCGGTCGCTGAACAAGTCTCTATCCAAAATGGTAAACTTGTTATCGATGGCTACGATTGCCGCGAAGGTGGAGACATCAGTTGGGATCAGGATGTCACAGCAAAACTCATGGCAGAAGCTGTTACGAAATCTTTGAGTGATTCCATTGCGTCATCCGAAGTACTCAATTCTTTACACGCCGCGGCGTCGGGCAATGCGAGTTCCGAAAACAAGGGTGCGGCTCAATTCATCTCAGCTTTATTCGAGGGCCTCACAGGTCCAATGAAGTACGGCATCATCGCCTCGGTCGTGTGCTGCTGCCTCCTCGTCCTCGTGATGATTGTGATCGGTCTCTCCCCAGCTGGACAATCGGCCACAAAGAATTTGGGCAGTGCCGCGGCGCGCCGTTTCTAAGTTAAAGATATAAAGATCCTTTAAACCAATGATCCTGAGTATCGATGTCGGTATTCGGAATTTAGCCATGTGCTTACTCAATGAAACCAATAACCTCGTGGAGGAGTGGGATGTCTCTGGTGTCCCACCCGAACACAAAGATGGTATCTATGTCTCTTTGAGAAAGCACCTCGACGAAAGGCCATGGGTTCTCACGGCTGACACTATCCTCATAGAGAAGCAACCAGATCGCAATAAGAAGATGATCTCGGTCATGCACTTCCTTCACGCATACTTCATCATTAAATGTCCCCAAGCTGAGACAATCCTCTATGACGCGCGCCACAAGGTTCCCGATGTCGCGGGCCCTGGGAAGGCGCAGTACAATAAGCGGAAGAAGGTCTCCATTGAGAGGTGTGAAGAGTTCATTCGTTCGGGACCCACGAATGCCCACTGGTTGGACACATTTCTCAAATCCAAAAAGAAGGATGACTTGGCGGACACAGTGCTTCAAGCCCTCAGTTTTGTCAATCGGGTGGAGGTGGCCGCTAAATCGAAAAAGCCTAAAAAGTCTACAAAGTTGGTGGCTCGAAAACCCAACGACAATCAAAAGAGAACAAAGTATTCAAAGTCAAATCTGGCTTGGATTTACCTAAATAAACCAGAGTGTGAAGTCCTCGAGAACAACAAGAGGTTTATGAAGGATCTCAAGAGGTACTACAGAGACATCGACGACTTGATTAAAGAATTATCAACCTAAGCTATAAAGGTCATGACATATAATGAAAAAATAATGGAAATAAATCAGCTATTGATTCATCACTTACAAAGTATATTCCCATGGGACAATTTTTCAAATGACTCCAACACTCAAAATGACGAACGGAATTACATTAAAATTGTATCAAATGTGATTCAAAAAATGGGTGGTAAAATTGGTTCATTCGCACCATCTCAACAATCAAAGGATATTCGTGATGTTATATTTCCAGGTGCTCCACACGCAATCACATACGAGTGTAAGAAAAGTAAAGGCGTTTTCATATTGAACGATACAGTTCCTCACCCAGATGATGATTATTATTACATTTTCATAAATACTAAGAATAGGACAATATCTATTAAACACAGTAGTGAATTGATTGGTGGAGAAAAAATTTCAAATGATTGTATCGTCAAAGAGCAATTAAAAACACTATATGAAGATACAATGGAAAAGATAGAAAAAGCTGTGAATGAAGGTCATATTTCATATCACGAATATGGGCAGTTATTCAAAAGAACTGTATCATTCCCAAATGGTCTCAAATCGAGACCCAGACCAAACTGGTCAATTAAAATTTGAGACGTCTTACGATTTCCTCAACCAGCTTTGGTGGAATTGAATTGCCAATTTGTACAATTTGTTCTTTTAAATTCCCCGCGAGTTTGTAGTCTATGGGAAAACCCTGTATTTGTTGTAATTCACACACAGTAAAAGGTCTCACATAATAATCATCACCCGTTTTTAGAGCAACATATAATCTCGGTTGATGATCGTACGTACATATAATAGTTTTACTCGGCTTCGTGATATCAACAATTTCACAGTGTATTGGGGATATTCTCTTACCAAATGAGAATTGATATTCACTCACACGCTTGTCCTTCCACACGACACCTCGTACTTTCTCTTGTGAAATAAGATATGGGTGAACTTTTCCAATTGGCTCACCTTCTCCCACTAATATACTCTCTTCACTCACACCCGCTTCATCAATAAGTTCTTTTGGAACTTTTAGAGCCCCTTCCATATCAAACTTGAGAATGTCTTTTAAACCCACCTCGTTCGCAGAGGGTTCTGGAAAATCAAATGTAAAATCCACATCCCGAGATCCCACAATAAAAAGACGCTCCCTCTTTTGTGGAACACCATGTTCGTGCGCCTTCAAAACTTTATAGTGACACGTGTACCCAACATCATTAAATGCCTTTACAATAATGTCAATGAAGTTTTCACCATTGGATGTCTTACGTGTTAAGAGACCTTTCACATTTTCTCCGATTATGTATTTAGGTTTAATTATACGTGCGGCTCTTACAAATTGAAGATACAACTGACCTCTCATATCATCTGGATTTTTCTTACCAGCATTTGAGAAACTCTGACATGGAAACCCACCAAATATAATATCAATTTTACCAGACAATTTTTCAAAATCTTCATCTGTTATTTTATTTATATCACCACCAATCAATTTTGAATTCTTAAAGTTTAATTCGTGTGTCTCTTGAAATTTAGTTTTCAATTCAGAGTATGCTACTACATCAACACCCGCATTTGCCATACCAAGTGTATCACCTCCACAACCAGAAAAAAGGGATAGTGCGGTTGGTGTATACATAATCATAGTACCGTCGATTTTTTTAAACTCATTTAAGGAAACGGGTGGAGCTA